TGAATTCTGAATCAGGACGATTTCCCGGCCGGTCTGAAGGAACTCTATCCCGTCTGCCGCCACCGACGGCGCGATAAAGATGGCGTCAAGACTGTTTGCCGTCGGCGCCAGCGCCATCACCTTATTCAATTCCCTGATCTCTGTCGCTTCGTTGAGAGTTTTGACAGCCATTTCAATCGTCCTCCATTGTGCAAACGAATAGATAATCGCCGAGAACGTGATAGGCCGCTAGCTGCTCCGCGTCCTCGGCGGTATACATATCGAATTCGCTTTCGAGAAATACCGTGGTCCGTTTGCCGTCGAACTCGCCGCCGGCGCCGGCCATCCATGGACGCAGCGCGCCCTTGACCGCGCTCGCCACGTCGCGCACTTGCGCAAAACTGGTGGCAAAGCTGGAGATCTGAAAGCGCGACTCGGCCACGCCGGCCTCACCATCATGGGAATATTCCGGCGTCTTGGCGGTCCGTTGGTAAGTGACCACCGGCAGCGTCGCGTTCTGCGGATAGGTGATCGGGTAAATCCGTGTCCCGACGAGAGCCGCGAGCGGTGTATGATTTTTAAGCTGAGTCACGATCGCTTCTTCCAGTCTCACGCCGCCAGCCCTTCAACGTTTTGCTCTAGGTTATCCCGCATGACTTGTTCGAATGCCGCCATGGCGCGTTCCTTTTGCGCTTGCCAGGCCGGCGTCAAAAATGGCTTTGAGCCGACATGGTGCAAGGATGGCCCCTTGCGTGTCGCGCGAATCTCGTAGCCGAACTCGAACCAATAGCCGATGTTGGCAAACGACGCGGTGGATTCGCCGGCGTCGAATACCTCTTTGGACGGCCCGATAAAGACTTGGCCCACTGAGCCGCGGATCTTAATCTTGGTGATCACTTTCATGCGCTGCGAGATATTGGCGCGCGCTAGTTGCTCGGCGTGCGCCCGGATCGGCTCGGCGTAGGCTTGAAGGGCCTTGCGCAGGACGCTTTGCTCCAGGCGTCTGATCCGCCCTTGCAATTTTCGCGTGAGCTCGGCCAGCCCCTTCAGTTCGGCTTTGAAAACGACCCCGCTTGAGCCGCGGCGCTGAATTGTTGGACTGGTTAGCATCGCTCAATTCACTTCTTTGCAATAAATCTCGACTTGAGTCCGCTTTTGATCCGGCAATACCGACTGAATATCGAAGGTAGTCCCTTCAAACATGATCCGTTGCTTGGCCTTGATCCCGGCGCGGTAGCGGATCGTCACCCGCGTATCGACATCGGCCGCAACGCGCGCCTGGGAGAAAAACTCTCGCCCGCCAAGCCGGATGACCTCAGCGTAGTCGGCAAATAGATCGGTCCATGTGTCAACAGGCTGGCCGTACTCATCTTGCGTCTCGCTGCGCTGCTGCACCTTGATAAAGTCTCGTAAACGGCCGGCGTTCACAGGTTGTAAAGCCTTTCCGACGCAATGAGTCCTTCGGTAAAGTCTACCAACTGTAGTTTATTCTGATTGAAGCTCTCGCGCTGCTCGTAAAAGTCGGCAATCTTGATCAAGATAAAATTCCGAATATTGGCCGGCACCGTGGCCGCCGTGTCGCCATAGCCGGCTTTGAATTCGATCACGACGGCGTCCGGGCGGATATTGGGGACGCTGGGCCAGCTCTTGCCAGGCGCGAGCACGATGCGAGGCGGGCGATGCTTTAGATCGGTAATGTAGTCGGTCGATGTAATAGTTTGTAACACGGCGCTGGCGTCCAGATATTTCACGCTGGTAATCGACTGGACCGGCCTCTTTTCGATCTCAATGTCGTTGCAGGGAAACTGCTCCAGCCGCAACTTCCACGTCTGAGTGACGCAGGCAATGCTGTAATTCGCCTCGATCATCTGCCGGACAGCCGTGATTTTGTCTTTAATCAACACGTCGTCATAGTCGGCGCTGCTGGCGATGCGCGAATGTGCCTTGACTTCATCCAGGCTTACCGGCTCAATCGTCGGCGCTGTTGTTAGTTCAAGGACACCCTTCATGGAACTCTCGTTCTCGGCCGCCCGCGCGGTTTGAGGCTATTGGTGGTCAAGCCGACATTTAGTTCCGCCGTCTCATGGTCCGGCATTTCGCTTTCGGCGGTTTCGATCTTCGTCTCGTCTGCGGGCTCGGCGCGCGCGGGCGCAATATCGTCAATAACGATGGCGTAGCCCTTGGCGACATAAAGCTCAGCGGTAGGATCGGGACGTTGGACGATCTGGCCCAGCCACGTTTCGCCGAATTCGTCCCGGTGACAGACATCCATGCGGAGAGTTTTCATCTGGCAATTATCCCAATCAATTCAATATTAATTGTGTTGGTACCCGTACCGATGACACAAACCGCCGCGCCGGCTGGAGCAGCCAAGAATGTCCTTAAACTGATTACCGCTGCCGGATTGGCTGCGATTGGCGCCTTGAACCGGCTGTTGACGCCAGTAGAGGGGAACAGAGCAGCCGTCCCCGTTGCGCAATTCGTCCCGGTGCCGGTTTGGATCGAATAGTCCCCCGCCGTCGCCGTCGTGGTCTGGACAATGATATCGGTCAAAATATGGCGATCGGCTGCATTTGTTGGCACCGCCTGGCATTCAGTAAGCGCCGCCACGAGGGCTGATAAAGAGCACTTCCACGTCCTCGGGAGCACCGTTTGCCCATGGGCCGTGATCGGTAGCAGGCAAATCAGCAGAACAAAGAGAAGTTTTTTCATGGGGTCCCCGTCACCACGTCCTTTGACCGCTCGATATTGATGTCGGCACCCTGCGTAGCCGGTTTTACCCTGGCGTCGTAGAGAATATACAAGCACGCGCAGGTAGCGTTCTCGGTGGCCCTGTCAACATGGACTCTGATCCACGGATAAAGTTCCCAGTCCCGCCGAATGATGTCGATGATGAATACTTCGTTGCTTTTGGTATCGGCTACCACCTGCTTGCTGCCGGTAATGTCCTTAGGGACGGAAAACGCCTCGTCTGCGCTCTCCTGAGCCGATATGTAGACGGCCGATCCGGTTACAATCGGCCCAAACGACACCACCAGAGCACAGCTCTGAAAGCCGCTCGTATTGACCGCCGTGCCCTCTAGATCAGTCGCCGCCGCGGCGCCGGCCTCGACGGTGATGCCCTGCACGAACTTGTGCGAGGTCGTGATGTGTTCCGCGTTCATCAGGCTGTACCGGCTATTGCATCCTTGTGGCGTTCGCCTGCAATTGTCGTTGCATCGTGCGTAACAGGTTTTTTATCCGCCCCGTAGAGAATATACATCGCCGACACAGCCGCCGTATCCGTGCCGATATCGACGTGCAGTTGGACAAACCGTTTTTGCGGCCGCAGAACGTCCAGGTAAAAAACCTTGTTGTCTTTGTCCGCGGCGATCGCCTGCTTGCTGCCGGCCAAGTCGTCGGGATTCGACATCGCTACCACGTCGGACTGAACCATGTTGATATGGATAACCGATGTCGGCTGAATGGCGCCAAACTGGACAACGGCGCAGATGCCGGAAAAGCCGGACATATCCACCACGGCGCCCTCCACGTCGATCGCTCCGGCGGCGCCGGCGGTATAGGTGATCGCCTGAACAAATTTACATGACGTTGATAAGTGTTCGGTTTGCATGGCGCCCCCCGGTTAAGATGTTTTATTGGTCAGATGCTTGATCGGCGCCGTTCCGGCATCGAGCAAATTGCCGTCGCTGCGCAGGAAGGCGACAAATCCGACCTGATCGGTCTGGGCGAACAACTCGTCAAGGCGAACCAGCCGCACGCCGGCAACGTCCCTGATTTTGTATTTCGAGAAGTCGCCGAACAATACGACCTTCGCCGACTGCGCCTGCGTGCCGGTCATCGACTGGTTGACCACGTAGCGATAGCCCAAGAGCCGATCCGGGACGCCTGCCTGCATGCCGGGCTGCCACAGATACTGCCCCGAGGTCACGTCCTTGAGCTGCCTGATCGCCGCCAAAATCGTGTCGTGAAACATCCAGATTGAGTTGGGCCGATAGGCAGGATCGACCGAGTGCTCCAGGGAAATGATTTCGCCGTCGGTGATCGCCGTTTTCGACGCGGCCTCGACGCCCTGGGTCGAAGCGACAACAACGCCCATCGGCAGCACCGTCCCGGTGCCGGTAGTGAAATGATCGTTCTGGATCCTGCCGATACGCGTGCCCAGCCAGCCGCCGATCATTGCCGCCAGGTCAAAGGCGCTGTCCTGAAGCAGTTCGTTGGACACGATTATCGGCTTACTGGAGTATTTGAACGCCTTGAAAATGACCGAACCGAAGGTCGGATCAACCGAGGCTCCGAACGTCGTCGCTTCGGCCAAGATCGCGCCCTTGTTGCCGGTATCGTTCATCGTCGGCCAGGGCAGATCGCCGTAACCATCGGTGCGCATAACATCGGCGACTTGCCGGACGCCGCCAAACTGG